ATCAATGAATTTATTCCACCCTTATCACCATTATTCATTCCATCAATTTCATCCATTATTATTGCAATACGTTGTATTTTTTTATAAAACATACTCATTACATTTTTATCCGACATATTATGTTTTGTAATTGTGTCAATTATTGATTTATTTCTTATATCGCCTGCATCATATTTAATAATATCGTAATTTAAATCTTTTAAGATATTTGTTACAAATGTTGTTTTTCCTGTTCCAGGATCACCGTAAATGTATATACCTTTTTTAGTAGTTAAATTATGTTTGTTCATTTCAAAATCTTTTAAAATTTCCTTCATTTTATTTGCCTCCTCTTCTCGATTTAATATATTATTTATGTTGATGTAGTCCATCTTATATATTTACTTTTGTTCTTTTTATGTTGATTTTTACTCAATCCTAGTTCTTCAAATAATTTTAAAATTAATTGTCTACATTTTATCGATTCATTATCAATCGCATAAGATTCTAAAAATGTTATGTAATTTGAATAAATGCAATTTTTATAATAATATTTTTTCATGTCTAACCATCTTCGAGTATTTTCCTTTAATAACTGGTTTAATACAAAATCATTATCCTGTCTTATCATATTTCGTATATACATTTCTATGTCTCTGTTATTTATATATTGTCTTATTAATGGATGAAATTGTATATAATCTTTTTTTGTTAAAAAAAATATTACTATATTAGGTATATATTCTTTAATTATAAACAATATGTCATCTGGTAAATTATTTATATTTTTTAAAATATCTTCTTTTCTATTTGAAAATGACATTATATTAATTACCAATATATTTATAAATATTTTTAATATATTGATTGTTATAATTTATAAATTAACTAGTAGTAGTTGTAGTAGTATCGCAGGGATTTTTTACACCAGATGTTATACCGTCCCATGTTACTTGACAACCTGTTGCCCAAGTATATTTAGCACAATTACCATTTTCAGTATTAAAAGGTGCTTGATTAAAGTTCATAGACGCTTTTTCCCCATTACTTGGAATATTACATCTTCCTAAACTATGTGTATTTACACAGGCTTCACCATTACCAGATAAATCTACCCAGTAATCAGGACACTCGCCAACAATAGGTGGCCATACTTCAGAATCTGATGCTTTAGATAGTGTTATTCCAATAACGACTAATAATACTAATAAAACAACAATTGCTATAGTTAATATGATTTTTTGAAAATTCATACTCATTACTTATATATAAAATAAATATATATTTTTTTTATGAATGTATTATAATATGAATAGTCGTAAAATTTCTAATGGTAGAGTAGATATTAGTAAAACTGAAACACCTGATATATCTAAGTTATTTGCAATATATGATAAAATCCCAGCTAACCAATGTGTGACATTTAGGGATCCAACATTGGGACAGTGGAATGAAACCGCTTTATCTAAAGCTTATTTTTCTAGAGAAAATATACAAATTATTCAAAATGGAATTAGAGCCGGTGTATATGACAAATCAAATGGTCAATATACAGTTGCTCCTCAAGATTGTGACTCTTTAAAGATTATCATGAGAAGTGTATATTTACAACATTCTGCAAATCAACCAACTAACATATCTGGACAAATTGAACAATTAAATCAAATTGTTTTAGATTATTGTATTTTTCATGTATATTCGGAAGCACAATCTTATATGAAATATTTATATGATGTTAGTACTTTGGCTGTTCCATTGTCTACTCCTGTAGTTGAATCTCAAAGAGATAAAAATAATTATTTAATGCCTAAATGGTTTTAAACGAATTTCAGGTTTCCAGGTTTATAATAAAATAAAATCCCCAAAAAGGTCTAATTTATTTTATAATGAATTAAAAAATGTAGTAAAAAAATTGAAATTATATTTTATAATTATAATTTCAATATATTATTTGCAAACACTCTTTTAAAGATGCCTATTCGAGTATTAATTAAAACATTCACTACAGATCAAATGGAAGCGGTATTAAACCACTATAATACTAACAAAACCGCAGATGAAGCACCATTGGAACGTCTTGATAGAACAGAAGGTGGATTTCAAATTCAACTTCCAGAGAATCAATGGAAAATAAATCCTTATTTTGGTTTTGCAGATTCGAATGATAAAATTAGACAATTGCGTTGGTCAAACGGATATTTGCAATCAATGGGATATATCGGCTTCACAAAAAAACAAACCATGCTTCTATATGAAGCACTTGTTTATGGATTTGGTGGAAATGTTATTCTTGAATAAAAAATATTATTATAATTACAATTATATAAATACAAATACATATTATAGTTCTTCTAAAACTACCTTAACAGATTTTTTTACTGTTTTCTTTATTGATTTATTTACACTGGAAACCTTCTTCTTCTTTACATCTCCTTGCTGTGCAATCGCTCTTTCTTCTTGATATAATTTGTATTCTTCTTCAACAGTTGCTAGCTCAGATAGCCACATTTCTTCAATGGTTGTAGCCTTAATGCGATCTAAATCGGCTTGTTTTATCATATGCTCTTTTAACAACTTTTCTACATTTTCTTCTGATACCGCATCCATTGGCATTCTTACCAAATATTTAAATTCTAGATCTTCATCGATTACATCATAGTTTTTTTTCCAGAGCATATCACTAATCTCCTGCTTCTTCTTTTTTCTAAGATCAATTGTTCCATCCAAAACTTCTTGAATATATCTTGCCTTATTTGATAATACAAGTAATTCTCGTTCTAAATTTTCTATCAAATTCTCCTTTCTATTATCATAATATTCCAATCGAACTTCGTAATAATCATCAATTATTTCATCTACTGTATCATACTTTTTTAATTTATCTTCGGAATTAAACAAATTCATGTTTGTAGTAGAACTGGTATTATATAATTTTAACAACTTTTCTAAACCATTACAACCATAATCACCCTTGGCTGCCTCCAATTCTTGCAATTTACCTTTACAAAATGTAATCACAAATTCTACAGTTGTATCAGTATAATTTTCAAATACATCTTTTACATAAGGGACAATTTTCTTGCCATCTTTATCTTTGTCATTTTGTAATTCGTTCAACAATTCCTTGAAATCTTCTGTCCAGTAACCAACTGGTAATTCAGTAACACGAATTTTATCTTGATCTACTAATTCATATCTACCCTTAAACACATACCTACAATCACCCACTTTCTCAATTGTCCCAGTAAATCCTTCATAATATGGTATAAACTCAAAATCACTTGTTTGCAATGATTGCAACTTATTTTTTAAATAATGAATAATTTGCAGAGGGTTGTAGCACATAATTTCTGTGCTAAAACCAGTTCCAATACCTTTTGACCCATTGACTAAGACCATTGGAATAATTGGGACATAAAATTGTGGTTCAACTGGAGTTCCATCATCGCTTAAATAATTCAAAATATTATCATCTTGTTCTGGGAATATGCTTCTTGTTATTTTTTCCAATCGAGTAAATATATATCTTGGCGATGATGCATCTTGTCCACCTTTAATTCGTGAACCAAATTGACCTGATGGAAACAACAAATTAATATTATTTGAACCAATAAAATTCTGTGCCATTCCAACTATTGCCTTATTCAAACTTTCTTCACCGTGATGATAACACGAATTTTCTGAAACATATCCTGAAAACTGTGCGACTTTTATCTCGGTTGACAACCGTTTTTTAAATGCACTATATAATATTTTTCTAAGACTTATTTTAAGACCATCCATCAAGTTTGGAATACTACGATCACAATCATATTTTGAGAAATGTATGAGCTCTTTATTAATAAACTCTTCATATGGTATCATTTCTTTACGAGTATCTGCAAAACTGCGTCTATCATAAATGGTTTCCAGCCATGTTTTTCTATCATCTGCACGTTTCTTATTAAATACCATATCTATTGCATCGTCACTTTGTTGACCTGTATGCTCAAACCCAACAAATTTCTTTTCTTCGAAATATTCACGGAATTCAGTTTTTGTTGAAGTGCCTAATCCTTTGTAATATTTTATATTCCATCCCTTCGTATCATTTAGACTTTTCCATTCTTCGTATTCGCCTTCATTGTAAAACTTTAATTCATTGTTTCCTTTCTTTGCTTTCAGAATAGGTGTATTCATAAAACCAATAAATCCTGGTAATTTGGTTAAGCTTAGCCACTCATTTTGAAACAAATTTATACACAATCCTTTAATATGGGAACCATCTAAATCTTGATCTGTCATGAATACAACTTTAGAATAACGCAAATTTTTATGCACCTCTTCAATAGATGCATATTCTTTTCCTGACTCTAATCCAAGAATTTTTTTTATCTCTGCAATTTCTTTATTTTCAGAAACCTTTTTAAGGGCTTCTCCTCTAACATTCATCACCTTACCCTTTAAAGGGTAAACTCCAATTGTATTTCTATCTTCAGAACTGAGACCAGAAATCACACCGGTTTTTGCTGAATCTCCCTCACAAAAGATTATCATACATTCTTTTGATTTTTCTGTTCCTGCCCAATTAGCATCATCCAACTTCGGAATGCCTCGAATAGACTTGCTTTTGGTTCCATCTGTCTTTTTTGCTGCCTTGTTTTCTTTTACTTCTGTTAATTGTAAAGCCGCATCCATTACACCCATTTTTGCTATTTTCTCTATAAATTTATCACTTACATCACATTTTGAACCAAACTTGGAAGCAGGTGTATTCATATAATCTTTGGTTTGACTATCAAATGCAGGATTTTCAATATCACATCTTAGAAACAAAACGAGTTGTTCTTTGATTGTATTTGGATTTACTTTAACCTTTTTCTTTTTCTCAATGAATTCGGCGAGTTTTCTAGTAATTTGTCCCAAAATATATTCTACATGCTTTCCGCCTTTGGAAGTATAAATTCCATTAACAAATGAAACCTGTATAAATTCATTTGTAGGCGTTAATGCCACGGCATATTCCCAACGGTTATTTGCTTCTTCATATACTCTGGGGGCACTTTCTTTTGGACCAATATACAAATTAATATATTGCTCGAAGTTCTTGGTCGGAATAATAGCTGAATTGTATTTCACCTTGATTGTTTTATCAGTGACTGCTGAAATATCGTATACACGTTTTTTCAGCAATGCAACTAAGTCTGGGGTTAATCCGGCTATGCCTAACCTTTCGTAATCCGGTTTAAATATAATTTTTGTATATGGTTTTGCTTTTGTCGCTTTCGTAATTTTTGGTGGACAAATTTCATCCAAATTATTTTTGAATTCTTGTGTATACTTTAATCCTCTAATATGATCTACAGTTTCTATTTGCCCATATGTGGACCAAATAAGCACTAGTTTGAAACCAAACCCATTTTTACCACCTACAATCTTTTTTTCCTCTTTATTATAATTTGTAGAAGTTCTCAAATGACCGAAAATCAACTCAGGAACCCATGTTTTGTATTCGGGATGTTGCACCACATCAATACCATTTCCATCATTGATCATCACAATTGTGCCATCTTCTTGAATAGCAATATCAATATAGGATACTGGTAACGAATTTTCTACTTTAGCTTCCACTTTCGATTGCATGCGAATAACATGATCTCTGCAATTTACAATACCTTCATCAAATAATTTGAATAATCCAGGAACATAACTAATATTTTTTTCAATAATTCTGTCATCATTTTCATTCATAATCCAAAGATCAGCATCTACGGTTTCAACAGATCCTATATAGGTATCTGGATTATCTAATATATGCTGTTTATCGGTCTTTTGTTGGACATCAAAATATAGAGTGCTGCTCATCGTTTGATATTATATAAATGAATGACTTACTGTTTAAATTGTTTCAATTTTATTTGAAACAATTAATATACATTTATATATTTTATTATATATTTTATTATATGGCTATTTTTAAAAAAAATCTGTTTTGGGGTAATATATTAGAATATTATAAACAAAATATATTAGCCAATATAGGCATTAGTATCTTAACTTTATTAATTAGTTATTTTTCTGACAAACGTTATATACTATCAATAATAACTATTATAATTGTTACATTTATTACATGGTTAGGTCATTATTTATTGCATCATTATTGTAAATATAATCCTATTGCTTGGATACATAGTATTACACATCATTCTCCATTTAGACATACATTTATGGGTAAATTTATTGAATATGTTATTTTAGAATTCTTTTTCTTTGGCGGAGGTATATTGCTATTTATTGTATTATATATTCATAGTAAATTTAATTATTTTATTCTCAATCCATATGTAATTTTATGGTGGAGTATAGCGGTTCCTTACATTCATGAGATACATTATCATATATTAAAATATAGTTCTTTTCATAAAGCACATCATGACAATTCTAATTATAATTATTCGCCTGATAATTGGGATGTTATAATGAATACAAAAGAAGATAACACTGAGTTTGAAAATGAAGTCGCTGCTTTACCACATTTAGCTGTATTGGCTGTTATAATTATTTGTTTTATTCATAGTCGATTTGATTTTATTGAATATATTTCAAAATAAATTTTCTGAATAATAACAATGTTAATATTTTTTCAATTGTCAATAATATTGAAATCCAAATTATTTCTATAGTAACTCTAGATAGCATGTGTTTATGGTATCTTTCTTTATCAATATTTAATATTGTTGAAAATGCTATATTAAGAGATGAATTATTATGATATTTTTCTTCAATTAATGAAATAGGACAAGCATCTAAAATATAATTTACTATCAATATTCCAATTAAAATTAATGCTAATACTGTTAATGTTATTAAGTCATTTGAAAATAATATTATATAACTTACTAACGGAAATAATATTATGTGTGAAAGTGTCGTTATGTATGAATATATAGATTTTAACATATTATATAATTATATTATATAATTATATATATTTAACAAAAAATAATATAATATATTAATAACCGTCAATGTCTTATCATTTGAGTTTTACACCAGGTAATAAAGCAAATATGAAATCATTAATACAAAAAGAATTATTAAAAACATATTATAATTCATTTAATACTTCACAAATTACTGACAATATTTTAAATGGCGATCAAATTACAGAAGGAACTCTATGTCAATGCACTCCATTTCAGGCTAATTCTTTAAAACAAGGATATAATGATCCATCTCAAACACAAAATAGGCGATTTGCCTCTATTTTAACAGGAACTTTAGGCGGAAGAACTACTTATGGTAATTTAAATCGACCTGTGACAGTAAATTACCTTGGAAGTTGGGAGGGTCAACCAGGTGGATCGGCTAGACCATTAAGAAATAAGTTTTAAATGCGTTTAATAATATTATTTAGCCATAATTTTAAATACTTTTTTTCTCTAGTTATTTTATAATGACCGGTAAAATGCATACTATTGGTTCAAGACGTCAAGTCTGGAACGGAAACGCTAAAAAAACTTCTGGTGGACTTTTAAAGTCTGATTTGATGATGAACAAGCATGGACGTATTGTTTCTAGAGCCAAACACTCCTCTGCTAAAAAGGATAATCGTCTTGTAAAGGCTGGATATGGCACCAAGAAAGGAATGTTTGGTTTCGTCAAGATGGGTTCCATGTCTAAGAAAATGCGTAAGGGATCCAAGAAAATGCGCAAGGGATCTAAGAAAATGCGCGGCGGTCACTATGGTGTGAATTCTTACATGAGCCCTGCAATGTATGATGTTGCTGGAGAAGGAATTACAGCAGGTGATGCTGGATCTGCAAATGTGCAACTTTTAGCTGGTATGGCTGGTGGAAGACGTAGAATGAGTAGAATGTATGGTGGATCAGGAATGATGGGATTAAATCCTGCATCTCTTAGTTCTGAAGGCATGATGATGTCTGCTAATGGTGCCAGTGGTGATACTGCTGGCCAAGGTATTACAATGGGTAATGGCGGTTCCACCAATGTTCAAATGTTAGCTGGTATGGCTGGTGGCAGAAGACGTAAAATGCGTAAAATGCGCGGTGGCACAACAGATTACAACAATACGGCAAGAATGTATGGCATGCCAACTGGTCCCGGTGGCACCACTAATGCTGCTTTAAATGCTGGTTTTTAAATAACATAATTTAAATTTTTATATAATATTTTAAATTATTATTATGTAACCTATTACTGCAACCATTCTGAACTAACAAATTTATCAAATTTAATATATAATTGTAATTGATTTGATAAAAATTTTTCGAAAAAATGTTTAGAAACAATAGGCAGTAACTTATGTTCTATTATACCTTTGGCCTTAATAAATGTCTTATATCCACTATATAATTCATCAAATGAAACTAACAAATCAGGGCTTACTCCTATAGAATTTCTAATTGTTTTATATGTATGCAAATATTCATTAATATCATCATGTTTTGACCATAAATTGCACTTTATGTTAGTAATAAATTTATTATCTATTATTTCTACGTGAGGTGCAAAATAATGACAAATCATTTTAATCATATCTGTATCCGATAATTGTGAATTTTTTAGATCAGAATTTTTATATAATGTTGCTAACTCATCTATTTCATATTCATCATCTACATTGTTTTCATTCGATATACTAACATGTTTGTCCCAAAATATTAAAAATGAACTAACATTAGGTAAATATTTACTAGTAACATTTGTAAATAATATACTTCCATCATCGTTTATATTTTGCAATTTACTTGATAAAATTGTTAATAAATTATTAGAGTAAATCATATTCGGAACATTAATATTCGACAAATAAAGTTTCCATACATAATGCATGTTTTTCCATGTAATATTCGAACCAGTATTTACTACTTCAATACATTGACTAACAAAATCATCTATTATTTTTTCGATTTGATTATCAACAAAATATAATACATATTTTTGTATACTTATATCTGTTTTAGACTTCAAATAATTATCTGAATTTGTATAACGATCAGAATAATGCGCTGCTACGCATAATAAATCTATTCCGATATTGTTTAATGTCTCCTTTATTATGTCAATACTTGTTGTTTCATTTGTTTTGATTAAACGATACAAAGATAATTTATGAGTATCATGAAATTTTGAAATAAAATTACCCATAATAGAATTACCAGTTGTTACATATGCAATAGAATCAATAATAGTCACTATCTTTTTGGTATTCGAACTAACAAAATATAATAAGTTATCTGTATTCTTTTTTAGAATGCAATCACCAATAACAGTTAAAAAATATTTTGCATCTGTTTTTGTAGGAAAAATTGTCTGTAAAAATCCCAGCACATTTTGTATAGTATATGCATCTGGTATAGATCTAAACAATGATCTTTCTTTTATTTGTTTTATAATATTTTGCTTTGTTTTATGTTTCCATGGCACCAATTTACCTTCATCTGTAATAGTTGATAGTAGGGTGTGATGAATATCATCATCCTTAACTATTCGATATGTTTTTCCATCATATTCATAATAAATGTTATTATAAGGCATGTAATAATATTGATGTTTTGATAAAAATACTTTATAAAAGTTATCTTGTTCTAATAATAACTCGTTAAATCGTGATACACGTTCATCATATTTTTTGTTTTCTTGTTCTAACATACTAGGCAAGTTAGTTAAATGAGTATTAAGTCTTTGTAAAATATACGGATTATCTTTATACGTAACATACAATCCATTAATTATTTCTGAAATATGTTCCATTAACAGTTATTTTTTATCTTTTCTAGTCTTTAAGTTCATTTTATAATATATTATTTATTTTACAGTTTACTCTTTTTAACATTTACTACGAAGTGAAATGTATACTAATTTTTATCAATCCAATCAGTAACTATTTTGTAATCAGTTGAATGTTTCATTTCACATACCTCAATTTCGGAAGTATATGAAGAAATATTACCGAGACCAAATCCGCCAATACCCCAGTATAACCCATCCATTTTTTTACTCATAATATGAATATAATATTTATTTGGCTGTATAACTATTTTATGTATATCATTTGTATAAAGTAAACAACTTGTTAATTTAATAAATTTTGACATATAATATTATTCAATTTTTATTTAAGTAATTGATATAATTGATATAATTGATATAATTGATATAATACTTAAAAGTATTTTAATTAATAACATAATTATGAATATTACTACTTTATGTAGAAATTGTCGAATATGTAATAATTCTGACTTAGAAGATGTAATTCATCTTGGATCGCAAATTATAACATCTCGATTTCCTGTATATGGTGATTTTTCCACCCCTTCTACCCCTATTACTTTATCATTGTGCAAAAAATGTAGTCTTGTTCAATTGAAATATTCTACAAATTGTGATGAATTATATGAACATGAATATGGTTATCGTTCTGGAATTAGTAATACAATGCGCGATCATTTAAAACAATATCAATTGGAAATTTTGAATAAAATTAATCTTGAAAAAGGCGATATTGTTATAGATATTGGTAGCAACGACTCGACTATGTTACAGTATTATAATTCGGATATTAAAAGAATTGGAGTAGATCCAACTGGTAAACAATTTCAACAATTTTATGGAGATGTTGAATTAATTCCCACTTATTTTACGTATAAAAACTTTACAGATGTTTACGGTGAACTAAAACTTAATGTAAAGGTTATTTCATCTATTTCTATGTTTTATGACTTGCCTGATCCTGTTCAATTTGCAAAGGATATATATAATATATTAGAAGACAATGGTATTTGGACTTGTGAACAAAGTTACATTATTACGATGCTTAGGAGAAATAGCATTGATACGATTTGTCACGAGCATTTAGAATATTATTCTTTAACTGCCATTAAACATATCGCAGACTTATCTAATTTTAAGATTATTGATATAAAATTTAACGAATGTAATGGAGGCAGTTTTAGATTATATTTTGCAAAAGACATTTCCACCCAGTTTGTTGAAAATACTGAATTAATATCCAAAATATTAGAAGATGAAGCTAATTATGGAATATTAGACTCACAATTATATAAAAATTTTATGCATAATTGTGATAAAGAAGTAAATAAACTTAATAGATTTATTGATACTATAAACGAAAGTGAACATAAAGAAAAGATTTATATTTATGGCGCTTCAACAAAAGGAAATTGCCTATTACAATATGCTCAAATTCATGAAAATAAAATAAAATATGCAGTTGAAAGAAATCCTTCAAAAATTGGTAAAATGACATCTACTGGTGTTGGAATTATTGGTGAAGAAACTATGCGTTTAAATCCGCCTGAGTATTTGTTAGTTTTACCATGGCATTTTAGAGAAGAAATTATTAAAAGAGAAGATGAATATTTGGAGAATGGTGGTCAACTAATCTTTCCATTTCCTACTTTTGAAATTTACAGCAAAAAACCCAAAGTATTGATTACTGGATGTAATGGAATGATTTCGAATTATATAATTGATGAATATAAAAAAGAATACAATTTATATGGGTTTGCTTATAAAAATAAACTAACAAATAATCTAACAAAATTTACAAAATTTTATTTAGATATAAAAGATACTTATCAATTAGATTTTAATTTACATATTATTAAACCTGATATTATTATTCATTTAGCTGGCATATCTAGTTCAATTAAAGCTTTTAATAATCCAATTGATGCATTAGAATTAAATGGACTTGCAGTTGCAAATATTTGTAATATAATTCATAAAAATAATTGGTCAACTAAATTATTTAACGCATCCAGCAGTGAAATGTATAAAGGACATATTAGTTATGGTGTATCTGAAAACGATCACAATTTTTACCACAACCATCCATATTCTATAGCTAAAATTATGGGACATTCTATTGTTGACTTTTATAGAGATACATATAGACTTCCATTTTCAAACGGAGTTTTATTTACAGTTGAGTCAAAATATAAAAATGGCGACTTTTTATTAAAAAAAATTTCCAACCATGCAAAATTATGGACCGACAATTTCGAACCAATTAAACTAGGATCATTAGACTCAAAACGAACTTTTTTGCATGCATTTGATGCAGCAAAAGCTATAAAATTAATTTTAGATCAACCAATTGGAGATAATTATGTTATTTGCGGAAATATAAAAACAAATATAAAAATTTTGGATTTGGTTATTCAAACGTATGCAGCGTATAATATAAAAATAGAAGTAAATGATAATATTCTTTACTCTGATAATAAAATAGTAGCAATCGTTGAAAATTCTAATAACGGTATTGATACGGTTCCTATTGATATTTCAGGAATTCCTATAAAATTAAATAACCTTGGTTGGAAACAAACATATTCAATTGAAGATATTATAAATGAAATTGTAGATAATAATACTTAAACAGATTATATATAAATATATTATGGAGAAAATTATAAGTAATTATAATAATGCAAATACGACTATTTATATTCATCAGCCAGGAGAAATTGTTTCAGATGAAATGAGAAGAATAAATAATTTTTTTGAAATAAATTTTTTACATTTTATAAAAGAAAATTATTCTAATCAGAATGAAATATTGGATATTGGAGCTAATATTGGCAACCACTCATTATTTTTTTTAAAATTTTTAAACTGTAATAAAGTGCATTCATTTGAACCTGTAAAGCATAATTTGGAATTATTAAAAAAAAATACAGAACAATTTTATGAAAAATCTGTTATTTATGAGATCGCTCTTAGTAATAAAGAAGGTAATGCCACTTTATATAATTCACAAGTAGGAAACGATGGTGGTTTTTCTTTACATAGTTATTCCAATGGCTCTAGTTTTATTGTGGAAAATAATATTTCAATCACAAAATTAGATACTTATAATTTAAATAATATAACTATGATTAAGATCGATGTTGAAAATCATGAGAATGAAGTATTGGAAGGTGCGCGTGAAACTATATTGAGAAATAAACCTATTATATTTGTTGAAAATTTATTTTATGGATATCCAAATGTATGTCCAAATCCTAACCCACATCAAACTATTTTTCATGAATTAAAATACAAAAAAATATTATCAAATATAGTTGGTTCTTTTATGGATTTATGGGTTCCGGATGAATATAATTAAATATATAATTTAAATAATTATTATAATATAATTATTTAATATAATTACCATATAATATTTTATATAAGTATTTTACTAATCTCTTCATGAGATAAACTATTAGTTGTTTTAAATTTAGTTATTAATTCTTTGTCAATTAAATCTGGATGCACATACCAATCTTCAAATTTTTTATAGTCTCCTTCCCAAAAAACAGATACATCTGGAAAAACTAATATATAACCTCTTTCTGCAAATATTTTTCTTGATATTTCTTGAGTATTGAAATAATTTCCAGTATAAATATCATGTTCAAATGTTACCGTAGCAAATTTATATTTATCAAAAACTGTATTATTAAGTAATTCCAAAGTATTTAATGTTGAACGATTATTCACATCCAAATCTATTTGTAAATAATCTATGTTAACAGGATACTTATTATTATCTAAAATATTTCTGTAATCTACCTTTTGAGCATCATTTAAAATATGTATAGAATTTGGTCTATACATCTTATACGATTTTTCAAAATTATTATCATATTCAACCATAATACCTTTATAATTATGTTTGGTTTCTAAAATATAAGTATTATTATGAATTTTAGGATCATTTGAACCTATTTCTAAAAAAGTTCCATTGATTTTATTATTTGTTAGTATTCTTACAAATATATCTTGACTTGCCTGACTACAACTTTCCATATACATATTATTTATAACTTATTTCTTCAAAAATAACTTATAAACTATTTATAATACTTATTATATACTTGTATGCTTGTTTTATTTTTAAATCATAAAGTGGAAACATGTGGTGTATACCAATATGGGTTAAGAATGTATAATATTTTAAACAAATCAAATGAAAATAATTATATATATTGTGAAATTGAAAATTATAATGAATATTTACATTATATTAATTTTTATAAACCCGATGCAATTATATATAATTATCATTTGGCAACTATGAGCTGGTTGAATGAAAAAAATATACAGCATACAGTTAAAAATATTGCTATACCACATGAATCAAATTCTCATTTATTTGATATAATCTTAAGTATTGATCCGGACGAAATAGAAACTAATAATGTATTTAATATTCCTAGACCTATTTATGAAAACGTTGATAATATTTTATCAACATATAAAATACAAAATAAGGAAATAAGTGAATTTATTAATTATAATGAAGGTCCTGAAATACCTATTTTTGGTTCTTTTGGGTTTGGGTTTTTAAATAAGGGATTTGATAAAGTTGTAGATACAATAAATAAAAATTATAGTAAGGCTATTATTAAATTAATCATAACTTTAGCCCATTTTGATCCCAATAAACATAGTAATTCCCATGAAATTTCTAATTTATGTTATTCCAAAAATACAAATCCAAATATAAAATTAATGATAACACATCAATTTTTTACAAATGAAGAATTACTTATGTTTTTATCTTCAAACACTACTAACATTTTTTTATATGATAAAATGGATGGTAGGGGTATTTCTAGTGTCATTGATTATGCAATATCTGTAAAGAAACCATTTGTTATTTCAGACAGTTATATGTTTCGTCATATTTATTCGCATGATATATGTGTATATAAAGTAAATATTGACGATGCTATTAATAATTCTAAAAAAATATTGACTAATTTATGTGATAAATATAGTCACAAAAACGTAATAGAAAAAATAGATAAAATTATTAATATTAAAATAAAATTAAAAAATATCTTATCTGCATATTATTATAATGAAAATTATATAGAAGCCGGAAATGTGACTGATTTATTATTGAATTTATATTATAAATT